GGACAACGTCCAAAGAGAGAAGCAGACTTTGTAGAAAGACTCTACAAAGGTATTGCCTATCACGCCACCCGCAACGACAGCGCCGTCTCTATGGTTATACTCAACACCGGAGCTATTCCAGGCTACAAAGAACTTGGGTTTGGTCCTGAGCTTGATCAAGCAATGAGACAAGTGGATCTTGATGTTGCACTAGAAACAAATCCTAAAAACAGTAGGCTACAGATATTCGGGACTAAAGCAGACGGTACACGCAGTCAACTCTTACAAATGCGCAGTAATTATCAAATTGAAGCAGGTAAGCCATACGTTCGCAACAGGGTAGAAATGGGCCCACTGCTAAAAGAGATTGCATTGATTGAAAAAGAAGAGCGTAAACCAAAAGCCGCTAAACAGGCTGAACCATTAGATGACAAAGCACTAGGAAGAAAGCGCCGCTAGCGTCTGCGTCTACTTCCGCCTTGTCTAAAGATGTCGTCTTCTGTGATTACCCTAAACGTGATGCCCTGTTGTTTGCACCAAGCCTGAGCTGATTCCCACTTTGCATGGTTAACTGCTACCACAGCACGTTGAGCATTGTTCTGCTTGCTCTCAACAATGCTTTGTTTTTTTGGTTTAATTTCAATAAGTTCTGTAACAACCTTATTATTTTTATTACGATACTGTATTAGGAAGTCAGGAACATACGTTGTTTGTTTACCAGTAACTGGGTTGCGATAAGGAATACGAACACTTTCACTGCTCCATTTGATGATATGTTCGTTAAGATCACAAAAACGCATAAAAGCATGTTCCCAACCACTGCGGTACCGTGGACGTCCATTACCTACATATTTTTGCGGATTCATAATAGTGTACAAACCGTTTGCAAACTTACTCATGTTAACACGTTTCTTGCTACGTTTCGATTCGGTGTAACTGTATTGCCTACACCTATCAAAGTTGAATTGCTCCTGATGTTATTAAGATAAAAACTTACAGTTTTACTGACCTGCATAGCACCTTCCTGCGCTTTTATAATATTAAATATTTGTTCTATAGGAGTACCGCTGTTTGCACTTATTTTGAACAATGCATAGGTTAGATTTTTGGCACTTGCCTGGTTACCAAAAACTGAAGTAAGGTAGCTGTAGATTAAATCATAGGTGTTGGCATCAGCTGGTGGAAAGTCCTGCACGTTATAAAAATTTGCAAAAGCCTGGTTGGTTGGATCAACATTTGGATTTGGATAATTTACACTTGCCATTATGTAGATCCATCGTTGTTAAAATCAACAATCTCACCTTGAGGAGTGTCTGGTCTTGGTGTGATAGTTGGAATGGTTACTGGGAATGTTTGATGCAATTCGCCGTTAGGTCTTGCATTTGTATCTGGGCTTGCTTGCGCAGGTGTGCCGCCATCTTCCGCATCAACGTACACAGGCTGATTTTGATTGTAGGTTATCCCAGCAGTTGGTGCTTCAAATTCTGGAATATCTCTGTATTCTTCACCATTGTTGAATATGCCAGTGTCTGTATTTGTACTTTGCGTTTGTAAGTCTGTTGTTTCTGCAACCACTGGCGATTCTGTCGCTGCCTTAGGCTTATTTGGAACGCTGAGATCCGTGACTGGAATATTGTTTGGATTACCAGTACCAACACCTTCAGCTTGTCCTGCGGTAGGACTTTTGTCAAATGTTTGTGCTATTTGGCGATTGGCACCTGGCTGAGGTTGAAGTGCCCCAACAAGTGCTCCTGTCCCGACTGCAATAAGTGTGTCTTTAGCTTCTTTAACGGCTGTTGATTTCAACTTTCCGCCTTTGAACGTTTCAGCTAGACTTCCTGCCTTTTGTACAGCACCAATAACACCAGCAACACTGCCAGATTTCAAATCCGATACAATGCCGCCGATACCATCAATTAGTCCGCCCGGACCAAGAATTGTATCAACAGTGCCTGGGCGATAAAGATCACTTCTTATACGATCGTAATGGTCAACCGAAGCAAATCCAGGCACGTTCACACTTCCGGCTGTATCAGTAGGATTAATTGTGCCTTCGTAATATTTCACGGTTTCGTACTGGATTGTCATTGTATTTTCCATTGTGCCGCTTTCCTCATAACGATAACTGTCATGATTAAATTGTGAAATCAATGGATTGATTAGCACATAGGCCGCAAATTTTTGTTGTGCAAAACCAAATATAGTAATATCTTGGAAAAAACGTGGTTTACCACCTTGAAGAGGATCAACAGCGGTAGTTAAATCACTATAGCTTTCTCCTACATATCCCCAATCATGTACTTGCCTGTCTGCTGTATAGATGTCTCTTGAGTTATAACTATATCTTGACGCACCTGCACCTGATCCATCTTCGCCGAGTATACCGTTGTTTACGTTAGGCGACCAATATGCTTGATTACTGTCTTTGTAATAATATGCATAGTAGTTGTACCAAAGATTTCTTACATGGTCACCAGTATCATCGTGAAAACTGATACGCACTGGGTCATAGTTAATTTTCTTTTGGATAACTCTTTTACGATTATATTGATTCTTTACCTCAGTATCAAAAGTGAAACCAGGTAAGTCAGCTGATTTTACAACGTAACTTAAAACGTTTTCCTGACTGCTAGCCCCAAATAGGTTTCGCAGTCCTGGAATTTCTCTTGTGTTTACATTAAAGTACACATGGAAGAGGAATTTTTTCCTAGGTGAAAGCTCGTACCCATTAGTACGAAAAACTTTACTACCATGAGTATAGTCTCGCAGGTGATCTTGTCCAAAGAACCCTTTGAGGAAATCCTCTCCAAATGACATGGTTTTTAGCCTGTGACTACGTCACCTACTGTTCTACCAACAGTAGCACCAACACCAGTACCAAGCGGTGTTTGTAATGCATTGTCAAATCTAATACTTGACGAAATCATTACAGGGTTACTGTCACCATAGTCAAGACTGTCGTAGTTTACGTCTTGCAAATAGCATCCATAAAGTTCCCATGTCTCTAACACGGTAGGTGTGTTTGCACCGTTACCACCATCAAGTATTTCACAACGTGTGATAAACTTGTAATCGATACCTGATGCGGCACTTGATTGCTCAAGGAAGTCCATTTGCTTCTGTAGTTGCTCGCCAATAAGTTTCGAAACCTGCCCGCCAGCGTCATCTCTAAACGATACGCTTACAGGCTGCCATGAATGCTTACCAGCAAGATAAATTCTACTGTTATAAATTGGTATTTCAATTGGATCAAACGATACCTGTGGTCGATCAAATCTCATTACCTGTTTAGTGAGTTCAGTTCGTGGCGTACTCACGCCTAAGTTTTCGAACGTGACTCTAAAACGATACTTTAGCTTTGGCATCAAAAGTCCTTGTGTTGGACTACTTTGATCACTTGCTAAAGGTATTGTCATTCTAGTTAGCGATGATACAGCCATTTTGTTCTCCTATTACACAGTTATTTATCAGTTATTGAGACCAAAAAAAATAGGGCCGAAGCCCTATTTTTCTGTTTACGCTTTGCCTTAGATAGTGCTTGCAGTTGCAACCTGTCCTGCGGCAATTTCACCTGTGTTTTTAATGCGTACTGGAATGTAGATGAATTCAACGGCCTTAACTGGCTCAATTGCAATGTCTACATACAGCTCGTTTGCATCGATTCGAGCTGGTGTGTTGTTACTTTCATCACACACAACTAGATAATCATAAACACCACGCTTGGCAACCAAGTCATTCATCAATCCTTCAATTGATTCTTTGATTTCGTTGCGTGTTAGCGTATCATTTGGTTCGAACAAGAAGTTCTGTGCAATAGTTTCAAGTCTTCCACGTACAAAGGCAACCAATCTTGCAACGTTAATACGATCCAACGCACTAGTTGTTGAACTTGTTGTTTTGTTACCATAGTTAAGAATACCTGATCCTGGCATGAACGTGATTGGGTTAATATCGTTTTCGTACAATGTATCTCGTATGCCCTGACGAATTGCTGTTGTTTCGAATTCGCCTGTTGATGCATTAATATAACCAAGTGCTGTTGCGTTATCAACAGTACCACGACGTGATCCTGCTGGTGCCAACCAAGGGAATGCAACATCATCACTTCTAATCACAGTTCTCAACATCATATGACTTGGCGGCACAACCACTGTGTTACCACTTAAGTCTGTTGTTGTTGCTGATGGATAGAATACGCCAAGATATGTATCGTTTGATACTAACCCATCTTCGCCGTTGTCTGTTGCCCCGGCAGCGTTTGTAGCCCAGTTAATAATGTCAGTTGCATTATCAGCAAGTCTAAATGGTGTATCACCAATTACAAAAGCAGTATTGTTACGCTCGTTGTTCAATGCAATCATATTCTGCATTAGTTCTGGATAAGCAGGAGTTGCAATCAAGTTAAACTGTCTTTGTTCTTCCCTGATCTCCTGGCTTGCATCAATACCAGCTTTCATTGCCGCGACAACAAGAGCACGTTGTGCCTTACGTCCCATAAATGGGCTTCCATCAAAATCATTGCCACTTGCATTTACCCAAGCATCTTTTTGTGTCGGAAGTGTATCATCTGGGAAGTCAGTAGCGTTAAAGTAATTTACTTGGAAACTCTTAACGTTGAATCCACTGCGTCTTGTATTGAATAGCAAAATACCTTCTGGATACAGTGTTGGGTCAGGACGATCAATATCAACATAGTTGCTTGTTAACAAGCTCTTGATTGTTGGAATATCGTCAGTGATAGGATCAGTTGTGCCATTTCCTGCCCAACGTGCATCAGCAAATAAACATCCATCTTCTGTTGTTTGATCGGTATTATCAATAGTTACCCATTGATCAACACTGTCAACACTCTGCCAACGCTTGATTATTGGGTAGTTTTCAAGATCACTTGTGTCAATCCAAATATCACCATAAACCAGTCCTGTTTCGTCGCTTTGCTCTGTTGGAGCAGTAGCACTAACAATAGGACCATTTGGCGAACATGTACTTAGGTCAAAACCGCGAACATCATTTGTAACATTCTGGTAACCTTTCCAGCTTCCGCCACTTTGAATCATGATATCAACTTGATCTGTTGCACTGTAATACCAATATGTACCTTCACTTGGATCAGTGCTTGGCCCAGTACCACTAGCAGTATAACTATCAGTGCCACCTAATGCTTGCCAGCCGCTTAATACATAAATGTTTGTATCAACTGCACCGCTGGTGTATCCATTCCTTACACCAGTAACAGTTGTGTTAATACCAGCATCTGCTACTGGAGTTCCCGAAGTGTCCTCAAGAACAATTACACCACCTAAATCGTGTGTAAATTGAATAGCTCCGCTACTAGTAACACTTGCACTTACGTTTGCAACGTTAGCAGTCTGTACAGCTTCGACAAAATCTGCGGCTGTAGTGCCACCAAGTGTAGCTGTCACTGCTGTAGTAAGTGTGGTGCTGTTTGCGGCACTTGCTCTAATCGTAAACGTTTCTAAACTAGTAAAAGTAGGAGAAGTATCGTCTCCGGTAATATCTAATGTACCGGTATCCCATCTTTCAAAAAGTTTAAGTGTGAAAGTATCATTTTCATTAACATCATACTGTGCATACACGCTATCAATTGCAATGTTTTTACCTCCGCCGGATGCATCAAGTTGCTTGTTAGCAGTTTGATCGTTCTCATAAATTGGTGCCGCAACTGATACAAATGAAGCAGTTGCTGAATCAAACTGTTGTACATCAAGGCTTGCACCGAGGTTAACCGCTGTAGTTTTGCCCCAGATACTTCCAGTTGGATGTGGTTCTGAATCTGTGGTTCTCCACTGCGGATTGGTGTAGTGTGGACTTTGTTGTACTAATGGTGCATAGTAAATTCTTGCTGTGATACCAACGTCTGTTAGAATTGTACCAGTACCAGCAGTAATATCAACAATACCATTTCCGTCTGATGTTGAACCGTCATTGGTTGCATCACCGTTAATGTAAATGTTTAATTTACCACTAACTGCTTTTGCATAAACTCCAGTAATAGCCGCATCGTTAATATCGATTGCCAAACTTGCTACTGTTGTACCAGTTGCAGTAACTTCTGTATCGTTAAGGAAAATACTGTGTCCGATTGTAATGGTAGGGTTTGTTTCAGTACCAGTAGCGGTTGGCCAACTAAGTTTCCAACTGTTACTTCCTGTTAGTACCCAACTGTTGGCAGCTACTTGTTCTGTGTCGCCTGATGTTGAAGTAGTAGTTAGACCACCTGATTTATAGTATAAAGGATTACTTGTATTAGTTGCTACAATAGCATAATCGCCAATACTGCCGATGCTCGACTTTGGAACACCGCCAGTCAAATCGTCTGTACTTGTAATTACAGTCGGTACTTGATTTGTAAATGCATTAGTAGTTGAACTCCATTGGAAGATACCCCATAGT